CCCACCGGCGGCGGGGGTGCGCGTTCGTTCTTTGCCTTCTGGGTGGGAGGCGGAGGCGGCGATACCGGCCCGATCCCGCCGCCATCCAATCTGACGTTCAACGTGCGCGATAGGATGGATGACACCGACTTTGACGTGTTCGAGGGCACCGGCATGGGCTTCGAGGTTCCATAGGGGCGCGCAATGGTCAGCGTCTCCCCGTTCACCACGAACGTCGATATCATAAACCGTGCGCTGCAACGCCTCGGCGCGACGCGGATTTCGACGCTCGCCGACGTTGCCAAGAATGCCACCGAGGCGGCGTTCTGCTACGACAAGCTCCGGGTTGCCGAGCTGCGGCGCAGCCCGTGGCGCTTCGCTAGCCGCCGGGCCAATCTCCGGGTTCTGACCGCGACCTCGTACCGCTTCATCCCCGGCGTCTACAGCGCCGCCACGACCTACGTCGCCGGCAACATCGTCAAGGACGCAACCGGCGTCTACTGGATCAGCCTCGCCGGCTCGAACATCGCGAACACTCCAGGCGGCGCGGTGACGGCGGGCTATCCGGCGTACTGGGAGCAGTATTTCGGCCCGGTCCATGCCGACCTCTGGGCGTCGGATGCGACCAAGACCTACGACGCGGGCGATGTCGTCTACAAGACGGGCCGGACCTATTACATCTGCATGGTCAACGCCACGGCTGGCACGGTGGACCCGGCGAGCGGGGCGCCGTGGGTGGACATTGGCGCGGAGACTGCAGACCGCATCGTGACGTTCAACTCGCCCGCCGGCCCCGGCAAGCGGGTGCCCGCGACGGGCGGCCGGTTGCGCAACATGTTCGCCCTGCCGAACGGCTATCTGCGGATGCTGCCGGAAGACCCGAAGGTGGAGAGCACGGGACAGGACGGCACGACGGCAGGCATCCGTCAAACCGATTATCAGTTCGAGGGCAATTTCATCATCAGCAACGAGGCCGGTCCTATCCTGCTGCGCTACGTCGCCGACGTGTCGAATGTCCTGGAGATGGACAGCCTGTTTTGCGAGGGGCTGGCCGCGCGGATCGCGTTCGAGCTTTGCGAGATGCTGACGCAGAACAAGGACAAGATGGCCGCGACCTCGGCCGCCTACGCCGCCTTCATGTCGGATGCGCGCCTCGTCAACTGGATTGAGACGGCGAACGAAGAACCGCAGGAGGAGGCGTTGGAGGCGCGGACGACCGGCACGGCGGCTCCCCAGCAGGGCAGGTAAGCGATGGCGTATCAGATCGCGCTCGATATCGCGAACCGGGCTATCCAGCACCTCGTCGGCATCAACCGGATTTACTCGTTCAGCGACACCACCCCGGCCGCCCGCGAGATCGCTTTCACCTACGACAAGGTGCGTGACGCCGAGCTGCGCCGCAATGTCTGGCGCTTCGCGATCCGCCGCGCCGTGCTGCGCCCAATCGACACCTCGACGGTCATCTGGACCCCCGCTGCGTGGGCTGCCGCCACGACCTATGCGGCGGGGGTCGTCGTCAACCACACCCCGGCCGGCCTCAACATCTCGCAGTTTGGCGCGAACCCAGTGCCGTATCTGTGGCAGACCGACCAGGCCATCGCCGGCTCGGCAACGAACTCCGCGCCCGACCTCTCGACCTCGTGGCACCGCTATTTCGGCCCGCTGACGTGCGATCCGTTCGTGACCGAGGACGTGGACCCGCCGCTGGCGCCGACCACGGGAACGTCCGTCGCGGGCGCGCTCGCGGCGCGGACCTACTACGTCAAGGTGACTTACATCACCACGAGCGGCGAGACACTGGCGAGCGACGAGACCACGCAGGCGGTAGCCGCCAACAGCGTGCTCACCGTGACATCGCCGATCGCCGCGACCGGGGCGACCAAGTACCACGTCTACATGAGCACGACCTCCGAGGAGGGAACGCTCCAGACCGGCACCGGGGCGATCACCCTCGGCACCCCATGGACCGAGCCGGTCGGCGGGATGGTGCTTGGCCGCCGCGAGCCGCTTGCCGCCGCCGCATCCTCTGCCGGCTATTTCGCGGGCGAGATTACGGTGCTCGACGCTACGGTCTATTCGTCGCTCGTCTCAAGCAACAGCGACGTGCCGCCGTCCGGCAAATGGGTTCCGCAGGGCGGCACCGTGGCCCCGCTCGACCTCCTCTATCCGATCGACGCCGGCCCGAGCAACATGAACACCGGCTCGTTCGGCGCGAGCAACGGCACCGGGTTCAGTTCCGGCCCCGGATCGTCGATCGCCCGCAGCGTCTACCGGCTGCCATACGGGTTTCTACGTAAGGCCCCGACCGATCCGACCGCCGGACATAGCTGGTGGCTCGGGGCGCCCGCTGGCCTGCCACCGGAGGACTGGACCTTCGAGGGCGACTATCTGACCACCCGGCAAGGCGGGCCGATGCTCATTCGCTTCGTCGCCGACATGATCGACGTGGACAAGTTCGATCAGATGTTCGCCGAGGCGCTGTCGGCCAGGATCGCGCAGGAGATCGCCCCTTCGGTCTGCGAGCGGGATACCGTGGGCGCGAGCGTGCAGAATGCCACGGCGCACTATCGCGCCGAGATGAGCGCAGCCAGGGCGGCGAACGCAATCCTCATCGGCAGCGACGACGCGAGGGTCGACCCGTACATCCTCGCTAGGATGTAGCTCGGTGGCGCGTTCCTCGTTCCACCAAAGCGCCTTCCTGGGGGGCGAGTGGTCGCCGTTGGCGCAGGGCCGCAGCGACATTCCCGCGTACAGGCAGGCGATGAACGTCTGCCTCAACGGCATCCCGATCGAGGAGGGGGCATGGACCCGGCGCTCGGGGTTCCAGTTCATCGCCCCGACACGCAATCGCCTGGTCGCCAAGCTGCTGCCGTTCCTCTCGACGGTGACTTCGTACCTGCTGGAGCTAACCGACCTCCAATTGCGCATCTATGCTGGCACCTCCCCGGCATTCACCACCAACCATTCCACGGTCAGCGCGTCATCGCTGGCTTCGCAATTCCTCACCCTGACGGTTGGAAGCACGACGGGCTGGGTCGTCGGCGACGACATGATGCTGTGGGCGCCCAGCACCCTCGACTACGCGGCGATCGGCCCCTTCCGCAACCGGGTGATGCAGATCACCGTCATATCCGGCAATGATGTCACGCTCGGCGACGAGACCGGGGCCGCGTTCGGCGCGGGCGTTACCAGCGCCGCCAACGTCCTTGCGACGTGCGAACTCTACCAGATCATCCGCTTCACGACGCCGTGGACTGGCGCAACCACGCTCGCCAACCTCCGCTGCGTGCAGGCCGATGACGAGGGGGCGACCAACAGCATCATTCTGTCGAGCACGGTTGGCCCCTACGAGCTGCGGATTACCCCCGCGGCTGTCGTCAGCCTGGCCGCGCTGACGCTGGAGGATGGTCCCTACCTCGATCCGCAGGGCGACGTGGCGACGGTCAGCGGATATTCCGGGTCGATCACCCTGACCGCCACCTCGACCGTGTTCCCGGCAGCCGATGTCGGCCGCAACATCCGGCTGTTCTCGCAGCCGCCGGCATGGTCGGCGGTCACGACCTACTCGCCCGGTGATCGCGTGACCTACGGCGGCGCCTATTGGGTGTCGATCGCAGACGGCGACTATGTGGCCCTCAACGTCGGGATCATACCCGGCACGATGGCAACCTCTGGCGCGGTCCAGGTCACGGTTTGGGCGCCCGCGCCGGAAGCCGGTTCGTGGGCCTGGGGCTATATCACCGCCGCATCCGGCACGACGGCATGCACGGTTGGCATCTCAACCAATTCGCTCCCGCTCCAAAGCGCGAACGGCACGACCCTCACCTATTGGCGCCTCGGCGTCTACACGATCGGGCATTTCCCGACGTGCGGCTCCTACCACGATGGGCGGATGTGCTTGGCCGGGGCGTACCCCAACCGCTTCGATATGAGCAGCAGCAACGATATCAACAATTTCTCGCCGACCGACGCCTTCGGGATGGTGACGGATGCTCACGCGATCTCGCGCATCATCAATTCAGACGATCTGAACGATATCCTGTGGATGTCCTCCGACCCGCAGGGCCTCTTGATCGGCACAGCCTCATCCGAATGGCTGATCCAGGCATCGACCCTGAACGATCCGATCACCCCGACCAGCATCCAGGTCAACCGGGTCACGAAATACGGCTGTGCCTTCGTCGAGCCGCGGCGGATCGGCATGGTGCTCGTCTTCATCCAGCGCTACGGGCAGCGGGTCATCGAATACCTCGCGGATGCCTTCTCGGGACGCTTTGCCGGGCGCCACCTCAACGAGTTCGCCAAGCACGTCACCTCGGCCGGCGTGACCGAGATCGCCTATCAGGAGGAACGGGCTCCGATCCTTTGGGCGCGGATGGAGGATGGCACGCTGGCTGGATGCACCTACCGCCGGGTCAGCCGCTTCGTGACCGAGGCTCCGGTGTTCCAGGCATGGCACCGCCATCCGATGGGCGGCAGCTATGCCGGGGCGCTGGTGCGGCAGGTATCGAGCATTGCCGTGCTGCCGAACGATGACGGGCTCAGCGATCTCCTGTTTGTCGCGACCGCGAACCTCGCTGGCACCGGCGACGGGGCGGTCGAGGTGATGCGCCCGATCTTCGAGGACGCCTAGATGCTGGTTGTGATATACACCGTTGCGCTGGCGGCATCCGGGGCTCGCGGCCCCGTAATCAGCGGAGCGAGACATCTCTGTGCGGGGGGTGGTGTAAAGGAAGCACGCCTCTGGTGGCAGAGTGGGCCATCGTTCGATTCGGTGCCCCCCGACCAAAAACGCGGCGTCGCTGCACGCCGATCGCCCGCACGCTGGAGTAGCGACCAGCCCGCCAGCATCTTCGAGGACGCCTAGATGCCCTCGATAGCACAGGGATGGTTCGCCGACCGCGCCCCTGGCCGGGGCCTGATTACGCTGCTGACGCCGCCAGCGCCGGCTGGAGATTGCGTCTATGACGAGGCCCCGGTTAACCTCGGCAACCTCGCCAGCGGCAGCGGCAGCGCTGCATGGGGGACTTCCCAGGACGGCAGCTTTGTCGTCGGCTTTGGGCTGGACAGCGGTGCCGTACAGCGCGGGCTGACGTGGACGAACCAGGGCGCCCCCGCACAGCTAAGTGAGCTTGCTACTGCCACCGCAACCCAAGCCTTCGGGTGCTCCTACGATGGCTCGATCATCGTCGGAAGGTCCGTCGTCGGCGGCGACGATGTGCCCACGGTATGGACGGGCGGCACGCCAGCGGCCCTTGAGCTTCTCCCCACCGGACTGGAGGGGGCTGCACGGTATTGCAATTCGGATGGCACGATAATCGTCGGAAATTGCACCGCCACCTCGGGCGGAGCCTTGACGCTAATCACGAGCACACTCAAGCAATCATCAGACAACAACACAGTAACAACGGACGCAGTTGATACAACCGGGGCCGATCTTATTGTTATCGTCGTGGCGTCGGTTGTCGGGGTCGCCGAGACGATCAGCGACAACAAGAGCAATACATGGGTTGCGCTAACGTCGCACGACAACGGTTCCAACAGCCAGGGCACGATCTACTATAGTGTTAATCCAACCGTCGGCACCGGGCACACCTTCACCAACGCCTGTGCCGCTGGCGCTCCCGCGCTCGCTGTCGCGGCCTATTCCGGCGCCCATCTTACGACCCCGTTCGATCAGCAGAACGGCAACGCCAACACCTCCGGCACCACGATCACAACCGGATCGGTCACGCCGACCGAGAATAACGAGGTTATCATCTACGGCTTGACCGGCGCATGGACCGGCACCGCCTCCATCAACGTCGGGACCATCCTTCAGCAAGCCGCCTTCCCCGGCAGCAACGCATACGGCATTGCTCTAGCGCACGAAATACAAACGACCCTGGCGGCGCGCAACGCTACATGGACAAGCTCCAGCAATGAAAAGGAGGCGGTCATCGCCTCCTTCAAGGCGGCAGCCTCGGCCACCACCATCAACGCGGTGTATTGGGAGAATGGAACCATCGCCGATTTGGGAAATATCGGTTCCACTACCATCGCTCAGGGGTGCTCGGCGGACGGGAGCATCGTTGTGGGGTATGGCGCCAAGACGGGTGGCGGCACGCTATTTGCTTTGAAATGGACAAATGGCGCCGCCCCGGTCGAGTTGGGCACGCTGTCTGGCGGGACCGATTGCCGGGCGTTCAAGTGTTCGGCCGATGGGTCCATTATCGTGGGGACGGCCACTGATAGCGGCGGCGTCCCGCGTGCGGTCTATTGGGATGGCACCGGCATCCACGAACTTGATATCGACGCGATAATCCCCGAGACCATCAACACGATCGCTACCGGCGTGTCGTCGGATGGCACGGTCATCGGAGGCTATACGCAGACTGCCGATTTGAACTATTGGCCCGTGATGTGGCGTAATACCGCGCCGACGTTCATGCGCATCGGCAACGTATCCGGCAGCGAGCTTATCACCAATGGCACGTTTACCGGAGGCGTGACGGGCTGGACCTTGGGGACCGACGTTGCATACGCGAGCGATCACGTCACCTCCACCTACGCCGGGGGTGATCCGTTCCTCACGCAGTCCACGGTCGCGATGACCAGCGCCAAAATTTACGAGGTTATCTTTACCGTGTCCGGGAACAGCCCGGCCGGCAACGGCACATATTTCTACTTCACCAACAACAGCTTCGAGGCCCCTTCGTTCTATGGCAACGGCACCTGGTCGGTAGTGTTTCTGGCGGACAACACGAGCACCGACACGATCACCTTCGACGATTGGGGCTACGTCCTGGCCGATGTCTGGACGCTGGATAGCGTGTCGATGAAGGAACTCACCGCCACGGCCCGCCCGAGCATCAACCTTGAGGTCCAGAATATCTCCCCCAATGGGGAGGTCATCGTGGGCCAGGGCAACTACAACTCCGGCTCCTTCCCGGTTGGAGCCCTCGAATGGCTATGTGTGACGTAATGGCGGGATTTGGCCTCATCGGGAAGGGCGGGGGCGCAATTGCCAACGTCGATCAGAACCTCCAAATCTGGGGGCTGTATCACCTTACCGGCCTCACCGTCTCGGTCGCGATCCTCGGGCTCGACCTCGGCGACCATGTGGTTGCGACGGATGGCTCGGTCACGGTATCCCTGGTCGATACGCCCACGCAAACCGCATCGTGGTCGGCTGCCGAGCTGATCGCCGCCGACGATGACGACGCGGTAGAGAGTTCGACCCCGATCTCGGTCAAGAACGGTGGGGCAGCAGTCCAGGTGACGGTGCCGATCGTCATCGGTTTGCCATACGTGTCGCAGGGCCAGCGCCTCCGCGCGGCGACGGCCGACGACACCAAGACGCCGACCGGGCCGCCGCTTGGCCTCACTCGGCGCGCCCACAAGTTCGCCGTCCTGCTCCAGAACGCGGTGGCGCTGCGGTTCGGCACGTCGCTGACCCCGGCCGGAGCGGGCAACATGATCCTCACCTCATTCACTGATGCGGCGAGGACGCCGCTGGCTGACGGGGTGGCGTACAGCGGCGTCTACGAGGACAGCCTGGTTGACGACTACAGCTTCGACAGCATGTTCTGCTGGCAGATCGAGCGCCCGTATCCGGCCACGATCTGCGCGGCGACCTCGTTTATCGAGACGGACGAACGGTAATGGCGACGTTCACCTTCCCGGTCGGATCACAGTACCGCCAGATCGCCGGCGGGGCATCGTCCGGGCTTGTGTTCAATCAGAACAGCCCCGCCAGCGACGCGCGGCAACGCTTAGCGGGGGCGCAAGAGGCGTTGCGTGGGTGGCCATCTACTGCGGCCGGCGGCGCTGTTGCGGCGGACACCGCGCTCTTGGCAGGCATTACCGCCGACATCGGCAGCAACAAGGCGCTGGCGGCGCAGAACGAGGCCAACGCACGCGCCAAGGCGACCGAGGCCGAGGGCTATCAGCGCGAGATCGAGGCATACGCCACGGTCGGAGCGATTGCCGAACAGGGCTTCACGGTCGAGGGGATCGCCGGCAACATCCGGCAGCTTCAGGCAGGTCGGGCCGTGCAGCGCACCATCGGCAAGCAGCGGGCCGAGACCGCCTCGGCAGGGTTCGCGGACGCCGGAAGCTCGCTCGATCTTCTGCGCTCGACCTTGCAGGAAGGCTATCTGACCGACCAACTCATCCGCTCGGGGACTTCGCTCGCCCAGGGCGGATATCTTGAGCAGCGCGCAGCGGCAGAGGCGGACGCGGCGGGGGCGCGGCTTGCCTCGGATGCGGCGCTGGAACTGTCGCGTAGTTACACGGCGGCGGGCGAACTCGCCACAGCGAACGCGGCCAATCAGACGAAGGCGCTCCAGGATTACCTGACCGCGACCGGGGGCATCACCGATCCGACGCGGGCGCTGGTGACGAGCACGCTGGAGCAAGACCCTAACCAGCCGACGACGATCGATCCGTATGACCTCGCTGCCCGCGCGGAGCGTGGCCCGCTGAACAGCAACCCAGGCAACATCTTTAGGCTCGGCTGATGGCACGGATCACCGAATACATCACGCCGAACTTCGACCTCAACCCGAGCGATCGGGGGAGCGGATCGTGGAGCAGCACCGCGCGGCGGCTCAATGCCTATTATGGCGAAGTGGCGCAATCACAGCGGGCGCAGGGCACGCTGGCGGCGCAGGCCGAGAAGCTTAAGCTCTGGCCGTTCGACATCCTCAATCTCTACAACGCGCAGGCACGGGGCAGTGCGGCAGCCGGCGGGGGCGGCTTGAGCGCGGCGCGCAGATCGTCCGGCGAGGGGTTCGGTGGGCCGACGCAATCCTTCGCGGATTTCGGGGAAGCCGCCACAAGCTACGGCCCCGGGTTCCAGGGCGTGGGGCAGGTCAGTCGGGGAGCGGCTGCGCTGGGCGGGCTGCTGAGCGACGGCGGCTATACCGCCGGCAGCATGGCCGGCAGCAACAGTGCGCGAGGGCACGATCTCGATGCGTGGGGCAATCCGCTGTCTCCGTATCAGCAGAAAGCGCGGGATCTGCAAAGGTATAAGTTCAACGAGATGAACGAGGCGCTGGCCTACGCGCAGAAGATCACCAACATGTTCCCCGAGGGGCCGCGCACCGAGCTTTACAAGGGCGAGTTGGTCAACGCCGCCGACCTCGATAGATACGAGGCCAAGGAGCGTGTCGCAGAGATGGAGCGCCAGCGGCAGTATTATGACCGGACGATAGATGTTCAAAGCTATTGGCGGCGCTACTACGGCGAGGGCAACCCGGGGGGCGGTTACGACCCCAACACGAATTATCCGACTGGGGGCACCAACGGCCCGATCGCGCCACCGATCCCGGCCACTTACGATGATCGCAATTTCGCGGGTTTCCGGGATTGGGTAAGCGGGGCGTGGAACCGCACTGACTTCCCTGAAGCAATTTCCAGCGGCATTCTTCAGGGACCGCTTTGGCCCCTAGATTATTCGCAGGGCATAGGCGCTGGCGCGCAGGGGATTGGCCCGTAATGGCCGAGTTTGACGATCTCATGGACGAGGAGCGGGAGCTTCCGCCACCGGCTGCCGCGCAGTCTCCGGTGTTGCAGGAGTTCGCGGGCATCTTCACCAACCCGGCCGCGAAGGAGTGGGCGGGCGAGATGGCCGCCCGCATCAACGACTACACGACCCGCCGTCAGATCGCGGACGACAACATCGCAGCCGGCGAGAACTTCGTCGCCGACATGGACCAGTTCAAATCCGGTCTCATCAGCGGCGTGCGGAGCGATCCGTTCTTTGTCCACACCGCGCTCGACCTGGTGACGCCGACGCTGCGGGCGCTCACCGGCGCGATGCCGAACGCGCCCGAGGACGTGGATGCGCACAACGCGGCCCTCGCCGGGCACATGCAGCGCGAGATCGCCACGGCCGCCGTCACGATGCTGGCCGAGACGCACGAGGGCGCGGCGCGCGGAATGCTCGCCGATCAGCGCATCGCCGGGCTGCTAGGTGATGCGGTCCAGCCCCTCGACGGTTACATCGGCGCCCAGGCCCAAGCGCGGGCGATAGACCGTGAGGCCGAGGCGCGGAATGTCGCGGCATATGAGGCGCTGGCGGCTGACACGACGGCGACCAATTACCTTGCCTCTCTGATCGACCCCATCTCGAACACGGTTCAGTTTCCGCCCGGCTTCAATCAGGGCGTGCTCGCCGATCCTCGCCTGCCGCCCCCGGTAAAGGCCGGCGTGCTCGGCGTTTACGAGCGGTTGGCCGCGAATGGCGACATTGAGCGGTCTGACCCGTATGTCGTGACCGCCGCAATTCGGCGCGCTGCCAACGGGGAGCCGCCTCCTGCGGGCGAGTTGCTGCAACACGCCGGGGCTGACCTAACACTCAAGGACGCTCTCTCGCTGACCCGGAAGCTGTCGATTTCTCCGGCGGCGAAGATCGAGGCGCAGCAAATGATGGCTACACTCGACACCGCGCGCCGCATCTTGTCCCCCCCGGAATACGGGGCTGCTGGGCAGGCCGCCTATGGCCGGTTCGCCGATTGGTTTCTCGACGAATACGATCGGCGCGGCCCGGTGAGCCTCAACCCGGCGTCACCTAATTGGATATTGGGGGGCACCGATGTCGCCGGTTCTGATCCGGTCAGTCGGTTCATGCCGAGTGGAACGGATGTTGTTCTTGGGATCAGGCCGCAATCACGGCTGGACAACACCATAGATCGGCCGAGCCTCCACGACATTTTCGGCGGGCGTCCGTTGCCAAGCCCGGGCGATATCAGGGAGCGCGATATTGTGATCCCCACGCCCCGGATTGCGCGGCCGCACGGCAACCAAGGCGAGATAGGCGCTCGCGCCAACCCTCAAGGTGAGATAGGTGCCAGCGTCAATTCTGGCAAACTTTTTGACATGACGGATCGGTTCGTCGCTGAAACAGCGACGCCAGAAGGCGGCGTCGATCTGAACCGACTGGAGACCGATGAGAGCCTGAAATACGAGGCAAGGCAGGCGGTTGACAAGGAAGCGCTGATAAATGCGATAATGCGTAAATATCAATTAGGCCCAACGGCCAAGGAGCAGGCTGAGGAATATGCGGACGAACTTCGCACGTTCAGCAATCCAACTCGTGGACCCAATCAGTAATGTGGCCGTTCGACGACGAGGAAGAACCGGAGGATGTGCTCGATCCGCAGATGGCGGCGCGGGCGGCCGGTTATAGCTGGGGCGAGATTTGGGACCACATTGCCGGGGCCACGCAAACCGCGCTCGGCTTCGGGTACACCGAGCCGGAGGTAGACCGGCATCTCGGATACCGAGCGCCGCCACCGGGCAGCTACGCCGCGCAGTGGGGTGGCCTTTTCTCGGCTGATCCTGGACTACGAGACGGTGCGGTCGCGGAGGAGCCGAAGCTCGACCTTGCTGTATCACCCACCCTCGCCAGCGACTACGCTGAGGCGCTGCGGAACCGGGAGGTCAAGGGGCCGCGCGACTTCACTGACGCCTATGCTGCCGCTGCGATGGCCGAGGCTGACGATGGCGATGAGTCCATGCTGCTTCAGCGGCAGGCTGTTGCCGCGGGCGCGGCGAACGCGATCGTGCCGTTCCTCCCGACCAACGAAGACCTGACCGACGCCACCCTCGCGCTGCTCGATCGAGAGACCAACCCTAATCAGGTACGCTCCAACCTTATCGACAACTGGCGCGACACCGGCCAGCACCCGCTCGAAGCGGCAATGGCTGCCGAGAACGATCCCAAGTTGCACGACAGGCTGACCGCGCCTCCTGCGCTTGGTGCGCTTCAGCAGACCTACGATGCCGTATTGAAGGCCGCTGGCTACACGGCAGGGCTTGCGGCCGAGTTGCCTCTGGGCGCGGCGCGCGGCGTGGCGAAGATGGTCATCGACCTAGAACACATTGCCGAGGCTGTTCTGCCGGAGATACCGGCCCTCCGCATTGCCGCCTACTTTGGCGATGTTGATGTCCCGGCTCTCGTCGCCGAGCACGCGGCGGTTTGGAAAGAGCGGGAGGATCGGTGGGGCAGGGCACTTGCCGGAACCGATTGGCAGAAAGCCGGGACCGATCCGGCAGGCTTTGCGATGGGTGTCATCGGCGAGACGGTTCCGACAGTCGCCGCTTACGTGGCCGCGGGCATTCCGGCGATGATTGCTTATGGTGTGATGGTGGGCGCGGACCACGCCTTCCGCGAGACAGGAAGCTGGGCCGCCGCTGGAGCTGGCGCGGTTATCGGCGGGCTTGCGGCGGGTGCTCCTGCGCCATTCCTGAAGGGTGCCGCCGGCAAGGGTCTGATCGACAACGCCGTTCGTGGGGCGGCGGGGATGGGGCTTGTCGGCGGCATCCAATCGGTTGCTGACACGATACCTCGCGCGATCGGGACCGGCGAATGGTCGGCGATCTCGTGGGAGGGCGTGCCCGAGGGGGTCGTGCGAGGCGCGATCGGTGGCTCGCTGATCGGCACCTTTGGCGGCATTCGTCAGATGCGCGCTCGTGTCATCGACAGCAGCAAGCCGCCGGGCGAGACCGACACCGACGTGCCGCTGCGTGAGGCGCTGGAGCCGGTCAGGCCCGCCGCGTTCGAGCTGCAGGCCGAGGGAGACACCGGGGCGCCGAGGTTTGTTGCTAACGCTTCTCCTGCCGCCAAGCTGGCTCGCATCGCCGAGTTGGAGTTGGAAAATCGTGGCGTGCTGCCGAACGTCATGGAGATGGGCGATTTCTTCCAGCGCCGTCTCGCGGAGATGGGCGAAACCGACAAGGCTACCGTCGAGTTGGCGGCTGGCTACCAGACAGCCGGCGGCGTGCTGCGCTTCGTCAAGGGTCTGATGGGCGACCTGCTGACCGATACCAGGGGCAGCGGGAAAGGTCTTGAGGAAATAGCGGCGCTACGTCGCCGTCTCGGGATACAGCCACCAGCAAGAGGGCAAGGCAACTCTTGGGATGCGACCATAGGTGAAGACGGGGCCGTTACGTTTGAAGGGATAGCACGACCTCCGCCTCCCACACCGAAAGCCGACATCCCCAAATCCGTGACCATGCCGCCCTCGGCGGTGCGGGTTGGCCCCGATCCTGACACCGGGCGCCCGTGGCAGGCTCGGCGGCCGGTCGGTACGCGGGAGCTAAAGGATCAGGGCCAGGATTGGATGGTGGAAATCGGCCCCGACGATAGCGCTACTCTAACGGGGACCGAAAGGCGTCCACCCCCATTCCCCGAGAACACGTCGGCGAACCGGGAGGCGACCCGCGATGTCCTGCGCGGCAAGGGGGCGCTCGGGGAGCAACTGATCCTGCACTTCGGCAAAATGATAGACGAAACCCGCGTCAAGCTGAACCCACACATGCCCGAATGGCTCGCCGCCAACGAGGCGGGCGAGGGGCAGATGAACACGGTCATCGGCCAGGCTATTCGAGCCTTTGAAGGGAGGTCCACCTACTTAGACGAGAACGGGCAACGGCAGATCGTGAGGTTCGCCCCAAACGATCAGATGAAGCCGGTTTTTGAAACCTTCGGCCATATCAACGAGGCACTATACGACCTGGCTCAACAGCGCGTCGCCGAGGGCACGCTTAACGCGGTGGGCTATGTAAAGGATTACTGGTCGCATCTCTGGACTGATCCAAACGCGGCGGTCGCGGCATGGCACGGGAGCGGCGGCGGACAGGGCCGTTCGGCTGGCCTCGTCGAGCAGCGCTCGATCCCGACGATCGAGGACGGCTTGGCGCTCGGGCTCAAACTCAAGATACCCGATGTTGGCGACCTGATGCTCTATGACGTATCGAGCAAGATCAAATTCCTGACGCATCTCGACACGATGGCCCGGCTGGAAGACCTCGGCATCGTAGTTCGCTCGGTCGGCGATCGCCTGCCGTTCGAGGGCGCTGAGCGGATCGTCGGCCGCTCGACCGAACGCATCACCCCAGACGGCATCGAGTACGCATGGGCACCGGCCGCCGCTGCCCGGCTCTATAACAACGCGCTGGCACAAGGCTGGTATTCCTACCCGCAGACCGGCTCGACGTTCCAGAAATTGATGTGGGCCAAGAACACCAGCGTCGGGACCAAGCTGATCCTGCCGATCTTCCACAGCTTTGTGATTGCCGAGCAGACCCTCGCGACTGGCATGCAGCTCGCGATGTCGGAGTTGGGCAAGGGGAATTTCAGCCAGGCCGCGGTCGAGGTCGCCAAGACTGTCTCCGGGATCAAGGCAAAGGAGATGGCACAAGCCGGCATGAAGGCGATGCGGGACTACGCGAACCTGACCGGCGACCCTATCGTCCAGATGCTTGTCGAGAGCGGCGCCCGCTTCGGTAAGCGGCAGCTTCCATACCAGACCGGAGCGTCCGGCTATCACACGCTCATCGCGCAGAACAAGGGCCACGTCATCGAGGCGGCGGCGCGGGAGATCGTCCGCGATGTCAAATCGCTCGGCGGTCCCGAGGGCGAAGCGCTATGGCAGACCGGCGCGATGCTTGTGCCGCGCGTCGCCGGGATCGGGCTGCACGAAATGCAGAAGATCGCCACCACGACCAGCGCCCCGCTGTTCGATTACGCGATCCCGACGCTAAAGGCCGGCGCTGCGGTCCTGCGGGCGCAGCAATACCTGCGCCTCCACCCAGAGGCCAAGCCCGAGGCCGTGCAGACCAGAATGCGGCAGATCATCGACAGCATCGACGACCGCTTCGGCGAGATGAACCAGGACAATCTGTTCTGGAACAAGTGGGTCAAGCAGACCGCCAACGCCGGCTCGATATCGACAAGCTGGGCCTATGGCGCGTGGCGGCAAATCCTGTCCGGCATCGGCTACAACGTCGAGCGCGGTGTCGAGTGGAACCCGGAAGCGACCAGCGCCCTTGTGAGCGCGCTCATCGTGTACGGCGGGGCCAACGCGATCATGCAAATGCTGAATGGGCAGGGGCCGCCGCGTGATGTTTGGGACATCCTCAACTTCCGCACCGGCGGCGTGGACAGGTTCGGCAATGAGCAGCGGGGCCTTCTGCCGACCGCGTTCAAGGAGATTTACGACATGGGCCGGGTGGTCATCAACTCGACCCTTGATCCGTTCTCCGTACCGCAGGGCCTCGTGCACTACATCCAGGCTAAGGAGAACCCGGTCGTGCAGGCATTCACCGCGCTCATCACGGGACATGATGCTGTCGGCCATCGGATTGCCAACACACCCGGCGGCTGGCCCGGCTATTTCATGGAGCAGGTGAAGCCGATCATCATCAACAACATCCAAGGGGAGCCGCCCGGCACTGGGCTAAATACGGCTGAGCGCACCTTCATCCGCGAGGCGCCGGATTGGGTGCAGAACGTCCAGGGTTACATCGAGAAGCAGACCAAGCTGCACGAGCGCTGGACCAAGGAAGAGCTGCGCCGGGCTACCCGCGAGGCCACGGAGAAGGGGCTTGAGTTGCCGGAGGGTGCGAACGAGGTGTGGCAAGGGGGAGGTAGTCAGGGCAGGGCAGAACGCGGCCTCGCGCGCCGGCAGGGCGCCGGGGGCGGAACGGCCAACGCAATCATGCTCGGGGCGACCCTGCGTGCCGGTCGTCGCGGAGGCGGCCCTGTCGCTCGGGATGAAGCGGAGGACGCGCTTCTACTCGGTGCCCGATCGCCGCGTGGCGGCAGGCGCGTGCTGCGCCGCAACCCGTTCCCAGCGAGCCGCTGATGGCCCCGCCGGCAATCCGCGTCCGAGGCATCCGCACCCCGATCCCGAGCGGCTACATCCTCGGGCGGACCAGCCCCGGCACGGGTGACACAGAACTCATCGACCTCGGAACCATCGCCGCCCTCGTGGCGCAGAGCGGCCAGGTTGCGATCCCATCGAGCATCCCTGCGGGGGCGGCGTCGGCGATCACGGCGCTGACCGGCGATGTGACGGCAACTGGTCCAGGCTCCGCCACATCGTTGCTGGTTGCAATCACCGGGCCGACTACTCTGCCGGACAGCGGGGTGATAACGGCGGCGGGGGAGGTGGGGCTTGGCGGCAGCCCAGCCGCGCGCCTTGAAATTGGCGGAACCTACACGACCGCTAACCCCAATCTAATGCAGACTTCAGGGACGCTCGCGTCATCTTCCACCGTTATCAGTAGACTTTTGAATTTATCTGGAACGATAGCACCGTCCGGCGCGTCGCTGTCTGCAATAAATGGCATACTTGTTTTTCCTACACTAAATAGTACGGCATTCACCATTCCGGCATGGACTAATGTTAATTCTAATATAACATTGGGCGCGTCATTTAGTGGCGTAATAACTACGGGAGCATTTTATCGCGCGGGCAATCCCAGCATAAGCGGCGGTTCGATAACCACAATACACCAATTTTTCGCTGTTGCTCTTACGAATGGAAATGGGCTGTCAGCAGGAACCGCCACCAATAACGGGTTTCGTGTAGAGGGGCATTCAGCGGGGTCGGCGGGCGGCACAGTTAACAACCGCGGCGGGTTTATTACTGTACCAACTGGCGGATCAACTAGCGGCACAACGAACAACCGAGGCGTCTACATCACCGGCAACGGCGGCACGGCAGCCGGCGGCACGGTCAACAACTTTGCCATCTACGACGATAGCACCGCTCAGGTCTATCTCGCGGGCGGGGTCAGCATCGGCACAACGACCGATCCGGGCGCGGGCAACCTGCTTGTTTCGAGCACGATCAAGGCGGGCGGGTTCACGGTGGCGACGCTGCCGGCGGCCGGGACTGCGGGACGCCGCACCTATGTCACAAACGCGCTGGCCCCGGCGTTCCTCGTGGCCGTTGTCGGCGGTGGCGCTGTCGTGACCCCAGTGTTCGATGACGGCGTGAATTGGGTTTGCGGGTAAGAGGGCACAATGATGTACGTCTATGAGTTCTTGTGGCGAGGGCGCCCGGATGGTGAGGTGGCGTACCACGTCATTCTCGCCGATGAGGTTGACACGTTCGGCAAGAAGTCGCACGTCGAGAGCGGTGTGCTGACGCCTGAGCAGGCCGAGGAAATGGGGTTCCCGCTCGCGGCGATCATCGATAATATAAACGCCGCCGCACTCAAAGCTCGCGACCAAGCGATAGCAGAAAAGTCCGTTGTTGAGGAAGATCGCGATCGGTTGCAGGCTGAGCTAGACCGTGTTGGCCGCGATGAAGGAATGACATGAGCGACAAAGCCCGAAACGCCGACCTGCTGCGCGCGGCGATGGATGCGCAGGGGATTACCGACGACGAGCTGCGCGCCGGCATCGCGGCGATCGTCGGCGGGGAAAGCGGCTGGGTGCCGAAGACAGAGACGCCGTACACGAACACGAGCAATGACCGCATCCGAAGCATCTTCAAAACGGCGCTGGGCCACGAGAGCGACGCATTCATCACTCGGTTGAAGACGGACCCGGAGGACTTCTTCAACTACGTCTATGGCCCGAAGGGTGCGGGCAAGCAGCTCGGCAACACCGAGCCAGGCGAC